ATCCGTGTACCTTGCCGAGTATACCCTTGACCGTTCCGGTCCTTACACCATCCTCCCAGAACACAAAGTTCCTGATCCTGTTGATGTCCTCCGTCGTACCCAGCCACGCCGCATATGTCGCCATGTCGGACGCATGAGAAGCAAAAGTATCGAATATACTTCCTATACGAAGAGATGTGTTCGCATCCGGCACCGTCACCTTCGCCATACCTTTGTTCGCTACCGTCGATACAGCCGTATCCTTTTCAATGTCCGTCGAGATCTCCTGCTTGTTTGTGCGAATAGGCCAGTAATTCTTTTCATGGAACTTCTCATAATTGTAAACCTGCAAGCTCGCTTCGTTACCGTACTTGCCAAGCACCGTCGAAGCATACTCCTGCAGCTTGTCCGCAAGCTTCCTCTGATCCTCCGTCAGTAACATCAACGCATCCAGGATCTCCGCCTGACTGATTCCCGTTACAGGTTCAACCGCTTTGATGTCGTGCAGACCATGTCCTTTAATGGTATCGGGAAGAATACCTCCGACAAATACATGCTCCTTCGCCTGGCTACGCTTCATAAGAGTATAAAGCTCCATGAGCTGTGCCGTGGTCAACGTAACTTCCTTGCCACCTAACTTTACCGTCTTCAGCTCCTTCTCAAGCTTCTTGATATTGACACCTTCCATAGCCTCGTGAGTAAAGTCCGCAACCTCTTTCATGATGCTTATGTGCTTGTCCTGTGCATCACGCATCATACGGAAGATCTGATCACCTGTGTCACCGAGATAGTGGAAGTACGTCTCCGGAGTAAGCATATCAAGCCCGATGAGCTTCTGCAATCCCGCACCGTATCTCAGATCCTTCTTTGCAGACTTGTCCGCGTTATCGGCTCTCAACCCTTCGGCAGCATCCGAAACCCTTCTGAACTTGCCTGCAGAAAACATCTTGTCCGCACTTCTGACACTCGCCTCAATAGCCTTGATCGCCTTCCAGACCGTGTTAAGCTCCGGTATGGTCATGTCAGTGATCCTCTTGTCCGCAAGATTTATCACCTCACTCAGTATGCCGTCTGGTCCCAACAGATCCGGATCTATTACCACATATCCTTCAAGCTTTGAATAAATATCCCTCAAAGCATTGAAAGCCTGCGTCTTCTTCGTAGACTCACCACCAAGCTCCGTGTTACGCTTAACTCTGTGATACATCGCATCCTTGCCGTATACATATTCAATGTTACTCTCAAGATTGATGCTCTCAAGTAATACAAGTACAGCTCCCTGAAGCTCCTGCGGTATGTGCTTGTTGTCCGTTCCGCGCACTAGCCTCTGGTTCAACTCGCTTGCATGCTTGAAGATCCTCGTGCGCATCTCCGTCGTTCTTCGGCTCTCACTCATCTTCGCAAGACTTTCATTGTGCTTCGCCTTCTGACTTTCAAGTGCTCTTGTTTTTTCGTCATTTACATTTTTTATGATGCTGTCGTATATATTGCGAAGCTTTTGAATCTTGATGTCTCTCTGTCCCCTCGTTTTGTTAAGCTCCTTGATCTGTTTGAGCTTCGCCTCGGTCGATCTTCTTTCCGCTTCACTTGAAAAAGTAGGTGTCTGACGTATATTAAAGAAACGATCCAATATATCATTCGCAAGATATCTCGCCGCTTCCTTTGTCTCTGCCGCAAACGGATTTGCCTCAATGGGCCTTATCTCATCAAGCACCTCGACAATACGCTCAAGCTGATCGGCGGTCGTGATCTCATTGTCCTTATCAAAGAACTGCGGATACATCTCCGCCAATTCCTGGTATATGGAATCTACCGACAACCCGTCGTTACTGAAACGAAGTCTTCCGAAATTCTTCTTGCGGAATTCATTGAAATTACTGTACCCGGAAGGCACACCGTCATATCGCACATCAAACTTCATCGGTACGTTACGGAGATAATTACGAAGATCCGCATATTCTCTGTACGCCGTATCATCAACTTTGACCGCATTGTCAACGATCCCGCTTGCAATATCAAGTGCCCTGCTGTATACCTCGTTCCACACCGGCGGATTCCCATCCACACCGTTGGCCATGTATGTATAAAGCTCATCCACAGCACTCATAACAGCTTCACTGTCCGCCTTGCTGGAATAATCCTTAAGAATACTCCTCACCATCTCCGAAAGCTTCTTCGGATCCGCCTTCGCAAACTTCGTGATCTCAAACTCATGCTTCAGATCTGCAATGGTATTCAGCAGCTCCTTCGTATCCTCTGAAGATGTGATACCTTCTTCCTTGATACTGTAATTCGACTTATGAACATCCTCATTGTTTACAATTTTGCCATTGTTTTTTTGGGGAGAATTGAGTATACTATTATTGGAAACAGTATCGTCACGCAGAGAGATATTGGAGTTTTTACTCCCTCTGGTATTCGTGCTGTTTCTTTTTTTGTATATTTTCATATACTTGTTAATGTACTTTTCCTCTGAAACACCAATCATATTTTTGAACGCAATTGAACCTCTACTTTTTGAAACGGTTTCGATAATCAAAACCCTTCCCCCTGGAAGTTTCTTGCTTAAACAGATTCTTGTGTTTCCGCTTTTAAAGCGAATAGCATATACAAGCTCGTCATAATGGTCTATATATGATGGAATATTCTCAAAATCATTCATCGATAGATTAATATCACCATCTTCTTTAGCATTTAAATGCTCTCTGTAGGCATGGCTGATATCATATGGTACTAATTCAAGGAAATTACCGCTGATATCAATTTTCCCATTTGAATACTCATCAACATCATTTGATAATCTCTTATTTACCCTCCCGTATCCAACAGTATTAAGATCATCCCCGCTTATTGATTTATGAATAAACGAAGTTATTTCATCCTCCGTTGTGAGGATTATTTTTTTGCCTTCCGCTAATGCTTCTTGCTTTTTTATGTTCGTTCTTGTTCCTGCGTGGATGTATTCTTCCAAATCATCTTTCGACAATCTCTCAGAAAGCTGCACACCTGAATTCTTACCATGTGTACGATTGCTTTTTCTATTTGCAATAATCTCTTCGGGAGCAAACCCATCTTGCCTGCCGTACTCAACCTCATTAGCCTTCTTGCCCGCAAGAACATCATCGGCAACAGTTTTAGCCTCGGCATCAACATCAACGCCTTCCTTGTACCAACCGCCTTCATAGCCACCCTTATCAATGAATTTTTGGAATGAGTCTTTTGCCGCATCAAGATTGAATTCAGGCTTCAAAGAAGACGAATCATCAGCAGAAAGTCTTGTCTCGTTAACAAGCTTCATATACCAAGCCTCGCCCGCAAATCTCGCAAAACGAGGAGAAAGTCCTCTGCTCTCGCAAAGCGAAAGATATGTATCCTTGTTATTCTTATGCTCGCTCGGATAAATATTCTTGCTGACCTTTTTTCTTGCATTCTCGCTTGAAAGATTAAGGCTCTTAACATAAGCATCCCAAAGATTCTTGTCGGCTATGGTGTCACCGGATTCGCCTGTGTAATTAAGCCACTTGTAATACTCGGCAACATCCGTACCCGTTCTTACAATGTGGAAAGGAATTATAACGTCAGACCATTCCTGTTCGCCCGCCCATCTCAAAGCCTCATCATTGGTAACTGTCGCAACTATACCAACATTCGGATATTTCTTACGAAGCTCAACAGCTTTTTCAAAGTTCGCAGATTGCTTTTCATCAATAAAGAAGTTTCCGTCTGCATCCTGATTAACGAATACAGAGACATTGATATTCATTCCTGTAGGAGCAAATATCTCAACAAAATCCGTATCCTTTGTGTATGCCAAGCCTTTAAGACCACGAATTGAAGCATCCGTTATCTGCTGCATATTCTCAACGATAAATGCCGCAGAGTAATCGCTGAACGAATACCATCTCAAGCCATAATGCTCGTTAAGGTTTTTAACCACTCTGTCACCAAGCTTCAAAATCTCATCACGATATGCAACATAGTTTTTCTGAATCTTCGACCACGAAGCACTCTGTGCATATTTTCTCGCATCGGCAAGCTGTTCTGCAAGAATACCCCCCTTTGCCTTAATGTCACTCTGACGTTCTTCCGTAGCAATGTCCGCAAGTGATAAGAGCTGTGTTCCGTTATCGACATAATCAAGCCACTTGTCAAAACGAGACTTCATTTCTTTTGTATCTTTTCTGCCGTGAAGGAATTCTTCATATAACTTCTTTATGCTTTCGGCACTCTTGTCGCTGTTGTTATACTTCGCAATTACGGTATCTCTTTCACTCATAAAGCGAAGAAGCATATCATTGAATGCTTTTCTGTCAAGTGATACATAACAGTACAGGCATTGCGGCTCTGTTGTGATATCATAAAGCTTCTGCGACACAAGGAAGGATTCCATCTGTGTCAAAGGTCTTCCTATCTCTTCCTGCACCTTGTCAACAAATTCGTTGTATGCAAGTGTTCTGACACATATGGTAGTATTCTCAACGGAGCGGTCATAAGAGCCGTTCTTGGTAAGCACCTTACCTATTTTGTCTTCGGGCAATATCTCGGAATGCTTCATCATCACATCCACCATCGCCTTTGTTACCTCTTGAGCATCCTTCAATTCCGCTTCGGTAATATGTCCCTTGTTCTTGTCAAGCCACTCAAGCTGTCCTTCGGCAATATCACCGTTGTACTTCAGAGAATAACTTACATCAAGCTCGTTGCTTGTGACTCTTTCGGTATCTATTTCCGCTTTTCGCTCGGCCACAGCTTTACCGGTCGCCTTATAAGCCTCCGCATACAATCCACGTATCCTCTCAAGCTCCGCAAGCTCACTCTTCATCTGCGCCCTTGCATCCTTCGACAACCCGACATTCTTCAAAGCATTACGAAGTTTTTTGATAATGCCCGAAACAAAATCCATAAACTTACGCCAAGCACTCTTGACCTTCCTGTTGGAACTGATCTCCGAAAGCCACTTGTTATACTCCTCGGGAGAAGAAAAGATCGTCTCAAGCTCACGCATAACAACTTCCCCGACATATCCGCTCGTATCCATCGTTATACCGGCCTTGTCGTGCAAGCCCTTCACCCGATCAAAGCGAAGATTGTCCGTAGCACCAAGATCCATCCTTCTGCCAAGCTGTTCCGCCCTCTCGTACAAAGCCTCACAAAGAGTATTCCATTCCTCCGTCGCAAGCTGCTCCATCCTGTGTCCCGCTTCATGAAGCACAAGCCTGAATACAGGTCTTGCCCCCGTTAACGTCAACTCACCGTCTCTGTGCCGTGCATCTGCCTCATATTCAACACCGTTCTTGCGTGCAACAACGATCTTCTCCGCAACGGATACGGAAAGTCCCAGATCCTTCGCTACCGTCTTGATGATCTCCCTGTCAACCTTGCTGAGCTTTCCCGATGCCTCATTCTCAATAAGACTACCATCTCTGACAGTAGCTTTCTTCGCCTTACTCCTCGCAGCCTCCCTCTGCGCTACCTTGTCGGAAGTTCCGGCATCAAACGCCCGCTTCTGTATATCGGTCTTCGCACGCTTCACATCACCGCCGGTGAATCCTGCAATATACATCGGCTTCACCGCCTTCTGCACCTCCTCAAGCGACTTGCCTTTGCTCATAAGCTCCGCAACAAGCTGTGCACCATCATCGCCGAATCCCGTTGCTTTCTTGATATCTCCGATATCCGGCGTGTTATCGTCGTAGTCGATCTCACCCTCAGACCGATTACTCTCGATCTCTTTGGCAACATTCCGATCGGAAGAATCCATTTTGATATCATCAATATCATTAATTCTTTTCATCGGAACATATCCGCTGTCACTTTCTGCGGATGCCCCATTCCTGTCACCGGTATTATTTTCCCTCTTGACATCCGTGCCGTTTTCTGATATACTAGTATCAGCAGAAGAATTTGTTCCGACGAGTGAGGAAGAATCCTTTTTTTGATTCTGCACACCGGGATCATTACTGTTTTCCGATGGTGCCGCCTCGGACGTTACGACGGAGGTCTTTGAGCTTTGTCTCAAAGAAGCATCGCGCGAGGTTCGATTCTTCTGTTTTTTATTAAAAAACTGTTCTTTGATCTCATCGAGTGGTTTGTCACTTATAAAAGCACTTACAACAAATAGTTTTTTCTTTTTTGTTTGCGGAACGGCCTGTACTACAAAGTATGTGCCGTTTATTTTTTTTGCAAAAACAACGGTGTCCGCTTCCCTTGGCTTACCATTTTGCTTTATTGTAGTATAAGCAGATGAAGTGCCACCGTAAAAAGCATCATCATAATTATCAATGACAAACTTCAAACGTGCAATATCCTCGTCGTTCCTCATTGATTTGTCAGCTTTTCCGTTTATGCCGTGCCTTGTTATTATGTGCCTTATTTGCCTTGCCTCAACAACCGAATCATATCCGGAAACATCTATCCCAAGAATTTTTGAAACAGCTTGTATTTCCGAAGAACCGGTTTTGCCAAACTCAACAGAATCATTTTCATTGTATTGTCCTTTCCTTATCTTTTCCGCAAGTAGCATGATTCGATTATCAACCGCATCCTCATACCCCTCAATAACCTCCTGTTCATTGTAAGGATACTTATTCTCATCCCTCTCAAGAACAATTGAACTGTCCTCAAGCGTATCTCCTTTACGAGAGCTTTCGGCTTCGTCAAAACTCTGCGATGCGGCACTTATACCGTTCTCTCTATCATTCTGCCCCGAATAAAAAGCCGAATTCAAAAGAGCCACACCGCCCCCCTTGACCGACTTCGGAAAATTCTCAAGATAATAAGAATTTGCCGCCTGCGCCTGCTCGAGCGTCAAACCGTTTCTTCCGGCTTCATAAAACTTCGAAAATCCCTCGATTGCTTCATCATCCAGTGCGGATCCGACTTCACTTTTGAATTTTTCAAACTGCTTTTTTCCGTTTTCGCCGAAACTGTACATTGTGGTGGGAGTTTCTTCCGAAGTTTTTGCAAATGACTCAAGTTGACTTATTATCGCCGATGCCGACTCTTTTTGCTCTACTGTTGCATCCTCAAGTGCAAGGGTAGCATAAGCACCCTCCATCATTCTGTCAGCAAGATTGCCTATAACGATAGGCCTCTGCTTCGCACCATCTTTGAAATAGCCTTTATCGGAATACCTTTTATAAAGCTTTCCTACGGAAGAATCTTCGGGATAAGCCGCAGCCATATCCAACACTTTTGCCGCATTTCCTTTTTGAGCAACAGATTTGCCGTAAGATTTTTTGTTGCTACGATCAGCAATCGTACTTCCGAGAGCGGGCGCACCGGACATCACTCCCGAAGAAAACAACGTACCGCCCGCTATATCCGCATACTTTTTACCCCAATCCCAAATAGTCTCACGCAGAGCATCTTCTTTCGAAAGCCCGTCTACCATATAGTTGTCAATACTTAATTGCCAATTGCTGAGATCTTCGGCAATGAGCGCATCTGCAAAATCATTGACAGCCTCTGTGGAAAGTTCTCCCACAAGCTCGGTTTTGATGTGGTTTGCAGCGTAAGGTAAAAAACCCTTTTTAAGTGTGTTGCCATCAAAGAAAGAATCAAAAGTTTTGCTTTCAAAGAATGTCTCCGCACCTGCGGAAATGAGTCCGAGAGCAATAGCTTCACCACCGGATAAACCGCGTTCCGAAGCATCACGAGCTGTGCTTGAAAAAGAGCCTAAACTCTGCACACCTGTTGTAATTATCTTGCTTGCAGTACCACCCGCACCAAAACCGCCAAGAGCCATAGCAGTAGTATTGTCGGCAAGATTCATGCCGTGACGATAGAAAAACTTTCCTATGGGATTATTGATATTTTCTTCGGCTGTAGATCTTATCTGATCATTTGTCCTTGACACGGCGTAAAGTGAATTGTTCGGGTCGATTCTTCCGTTGTCAATCGCATCTTCAACTGTCGCAATTGCTTCCAATGTGGCATATAACGGTTTTTGAAAAATCGTTTGTATACTTGCTCCAATCGGATCAGAAGAAGCATATGCGACTGCTTTCTCTTTTTCGGTTTTCGACCTTCTCGCACGAAGTATTGCATCAAGAGTAGAAAGATACTCTGATGCTTTTTTAGCGTCGCTTGTTTCAAAAATATAATTGTATACGGCTCTTTCATCATCCGTAAGATAATCGTATTTTAATTCTTCTATGACTTTAGTGTCAGTACCAACAGGGTATAGTGATATTATAAACTCTCGTGCCTTTTTATCGCCGTTGATAATATTATAGGTAACATTATCATAATTGTCCGCAGTTTGTTTGTTGCTTAATGTATTATACGAATATCCAATCTCTTTTATCTGCGAGGCACTCTTTTCCTCAAAATCCGCATTTTTCTTTGCCGCCGTTTCGATTTCATTTTTGATCGCGCCGTTATATAATTCTTCCCAAGTTATATCGCCATCGGGAGAAGAAATAGCAACACCATTCTTTTTGTTTTCAATTGCCGCCTCGATTTCCGGTATGCTGTCAAACCCCACGCTATCGAGATAATCGACTAAATCATTCCGAGCTTTACGATTATTTCTGCCACGACCGCGGGAATGCGATGTATCAGAATATTCATCCGCGTCCACATCATCTTCCCTTTCGGATTCATCCCGCAATCTTCTTGCTTCAGCGAGAACGCCTTCAAGATAAGTTGTATCAGCATCATTTGCAGACAATGCTTGTATCTCCTTAGATGAAAATGTACCATAGTACATCTGCTCCAATACCGCCGCATTCTCCGCATAATACTCCGGATACTTCGTCTTAATCATCTCAAGGTTGTCCTCTGCCATCCGTCTCGCTTTTGCAATACTTTCTTCCGAAGCACCCTGTTCAACTCTCTTGTTGTATGTTGAAATATTGTTTGCAAAGAATCCCGCAAGTTTACCCGCACCGTCCATTGTCGCCTTATCGGTATTCTCTTCATACGCCGTTTTCAATCTGCCCTTCAGTGAATTGACCTCTTCCGAAAAGTATTTGTATCCCGTGTTTCTCTGAAGTGTACCCTCATCACTTATGGCGTACCTCAGATAGTCCTGATAAGTCAAGTCGCCATTACCTTTTCTTCTATTCCACTCATGCTCGGTCATTATACCTGCGGCGGATGAATCCCCCTTTGTTTGAAGGTACTTGACCGCATCCGAGTATGTCGAAACGGTACTTGGGTTTATAGCGGGAGCATTGCCCCCACCATTGCCGTATTTATTTTTCCAATTATCCAAAGCGGTATTCGACGTTGTTTGGGTATTACCCGGCTTTGTCTGAGTAGTATTTGTTTTTGTTTGTGTAGTATTTGCTTTTGTTTGTGTATTGCCCGGCTTTGTTTGAGTATTTCCACCACTCTTGCCGTATTTGCTTTTCCACTTATCATACGCGCTTTTTGCCATATGCACATTCCTTTCTGCTATTTTGGAAGTCACCTTTCACGATACTCATTGAACCACTTTGTATAAACACCCAAATCTATTAAGCCTGTTGTTCTCGCTTCATTCAACGCGTGTTTAACACCCTTTAATCCGTCTTCTTCATATATATCGTCCAAAATATCTTTCATATCGCCAAGATAATACGTGTCATCTGCAGGCTCTTCCTTAGGTTTTTCGCCACCCTTAGGTTTTTCGCCACCCTTAGGTTTTCCGCTACCCTTAGGTTTTATAACCTCAGGCTCTTCCTCCGGCTCAACCACTTCGGCGATCATAGGTCCTACCCACCCGGCTCCGGCTATAGGCTGAGTCATTATTCCAAACGGAAGATTCAAACCACCGTTTGCCGCGGCTATCGCTTTCAACTCGGCATACGGATCATTTTTGTTAACCTCGGGATCATCCCCCTCAGCAGGATCTTCGCCCTCAACAGGATCTTCGCCCTCAACAGGATCCTCACCATCAGCAGGGTCCTCACCATCAGCAGGATCCTCACCCTCTGCGGGATCTTCGCCCTCAGCGGGATCGGTCGGTATTTTGATATATCTGTTTTCCGTAGGTGTAGGTTTGGTTATTGTAGGCGGGGATTCCGGATTCTGACCGTAAGGAGTGATACCAAGCGCCGAAAGCTTCGAATAGTCGCCGAACTGCGCCGCCAAAAGAGCATCCTCACGAAGCTCGCCCTTTTTCCAGTATTCTTCCATCTTAGCAATCTGTGCATCGGTAAATCCCGCATCCTTAAAGCCTGAAAAATCACCGAACATTGCCATATACTGAGCCTTCGCGAATGCCTTTTCAACTTCCTTTTCGGAAACTCCTTTTGCATGCGCCTCATTGAGTGCCGCAACAACCGCCTCTGTAAATCCGTATTTGTCCGCAATTTCCGGATTATCTCTGAGCACACTGTAATCACCGGTTGCCTGTGCGATTTCCATCAAACGGCTGATCGAATCCATGTCACGACCATATGCGGTCTCATCGTTATATCTTGCATCCGCAACGGCATCACGCTCGTCACGGTATGCAATTTCATCGGCGTATCGAGCATCCGCAACGGCATCACGTTCGTCACGGTATGCAATTTCATCGGCGTATCGTGCATCATCTACAGCCTCACGACCAAGCATATGATCACGCTCCCAGGAATTGTTCCACCTTCCGTAATCAATGTCATCCATCCCCTGCAATACACCAAGCTGATTATAAAGAGAAGCCTCTTCATCACGATACCTGCCATACGCCGCCTGCTCAAGCGCGGGAATATTCGCCGCAAGCTCCGACATATACCTGTTGTACGCCTGCTGTGAAGCAGATACCGCCGCTGTGGAAGCCTTGCCACCCGTAAGTGCCGCCGCATCACCGAGTGTGTCCTGCATCGCATATTTGCCGTTCTGCGTATAAACCTCTTCCAATGCTTTATAGGAATCATCCTTCGTGTAGTCATACTCAAACGGTTTACGGTTTATGATCGCAGATAACGTCTTGTCTATCTTGCCACCGTACTTGCTCTTGTACGTCGGACTCGTCCCGTTCTGATACTTGTATGTCTTCGCATAAGACAGACCTTCACCGTCTATCTTCGCATTCCTGCTTCTCTCAAGCGATGCCGCATAATCATAATCACCATGAGCAGCCGCCTCGCCGATCGCCGTTGTATAGTCAAAATCATCATCGGCAATGTAATCAACACCACCGTACTTCTTCGTCGTCCTCGCCATAAATCATCCCTCCGTATTTTTTCTCCCGATTTCAGAGAGTTTTTCCTCAAGTGTGTGTCCGTCGGTCATAACAATCCTGCTACCGTCTATTTCATCCATGATCTTCGTTATCTTGGAAATCAAGTCATTCAGCTCTCGGCATAACAGTTCTAATGCCGCTCTGTCGGATAATCCTTTTATATCAACAGCCTTGTTGTGCATCATGATTTTCCCCCCATACTCTCACGAAGCTTGGAAGAGATCCCCTTGATCCTTACATCACCATTGCCGGAAAGCCTGATACTGAATCCATCGCATCTCCTTATAGGGATCTCACAAACAAGTGCTGTATCTATACAGTAGAATACCTCCTTCATCATCTCGAAAGCACCGCCGTCATAAGATATTTCAATACGCATCGAGGATCCGGGAAAAAGACTGTATCTTACAGCAATCGAAGAAACGATCTTCTTCTTTTCCGAATAAAGATCAAAAGGTCCCAGCACAGCAGACCATCGCACTGCCTCATCTCCATCATTGATCCTGAAACAATTGTCCCGGTCTGCAATATAAATATCACCCGAGAGCTCGCACATGGATACGGTGTCGGTACCGTCCTCTATATACCAGAATCCATAATCCGTATCATATACATACAGATGTCGAACCCCCTTCTGATCCTTCATGGATATGTAATATCGTCTGTCATCATCTGCCGCAAACGCCTCGGTATACATACCTTCTCCCAGTTTTTTTGAAATGCATTCCGGGAAAGAACCGCTAAATACATATACACCACGCAAGCTTTTATAAAAAAGCCGTCCGGAAAGAGAGCATATGCTTTCACTGCACCCTCTCTGACATCCGTATGTCTCAATGCCTTGCAGTCTGTACATTGACGGTTTACTTCCGGAAAGTAAATGTATATGCCGTTCTTTGAACAGGACAATGTCCCCCGCATATGGAGCGATCCCGGTGAATTCTCCATCGGATCCGACCTCTACGCTGAATGAATCCATCGATGTCCCGGAGAAGTATCTGAAATTCAACGGATGTCCGAGTCTGGATGCCACGACGGTATTATCATCGCTGCAAACCCCGAAAAGCCTGTTGTCATTTTCACATATAAAACTCAATTTAGGAACAGTGCGGGTGATAGTAATAGCGCCGCCGTCGCCAACTTTTGTCGGAACAATCTGCGAACCCGAAAAGGTGAATTCTGTTTGTGTACTCGATATTCCGATATCAGTTATCACATATTCCGTCGCCTCATCACCGATGTCTTCTCCATCTGATATGTTGCCGATCTTAAGCACATCGCCTTCAGTAAAAGGGAAAAAATATTTTGCAAACTTCCGCATCCCGTATATAACATTGGACGGTGCTCCGAAATTACCATCGTGGAATGAAAATGTTATCTTATTGGTGCTTTGATCCACCAGGATATCATTCATCTCAAAAACAAGGACATCTTTGTTGTTTATAACAATAGTCGTATTTGGATAAAGTGCATCTGTACCGAAATCGTTATCAAGGTATACACACTCTCCATTCTCGGAAAAAGACAGCACATGATATTCACCGTTTGCACGAGGATTGAATGCCGCATCCGTAAAGTTCCACATTCTTATCGAATCGCCAACTTTCAGATAATCTTGCCACGGAAAATCTTCACGAATGAGACTGCTTATATCTCTCACAACCCTCATCTCGTTTCCGCACAGTTCCAAGCATCTACCATACCCGGGTACAATAGATACCCTCCCGTCCATTCTTCCGAATATATCATTGATATAGTCATAGAACACAAGATCCGGCGCAATACAGATCTTACCGTTACAAATCGCTATCGACTTTTCGGTATCTTTGTCAACATATCCGACCACTCTACCGTCATACCATAGCTTTCCATCTGCAATAAACGTAAGCTTTCCGTTCGCCCTAAAGACCTTGTCTATTTTTTCAAGTCCTTCGGGAAGCTGTATCGCATTTCTGGATCTGCGCGGAGAAAGATACGGATAATATCCGGATGAAAGGTTTGTCATCTCACTCATTTCCGAATTCATCCTTGCGGGAGTAGCATTGTATCCTCTGAATTCATTGATGTTAAAGCTCCCGTAAGGAACTTCATACCTTGCATATCCGTCAATCATAAATCAACCTCCGTCACCATAGCCCCGACACCTTGTGCTTGTCCGGGTTCCTATTCCTGTTGTAATATCTCGCATACGCAGAGTAAAGCTGCTGACATCTGCTGTACAGATTGTTATACAGCTCATACTCCTCACGTTCAAAATTAACCTGTGCCGCCGCATAATAACAGTACGCCTCATCATAAGGCGGCGGAAGCACAAGAACATCCTCGCTTGCCCGACACTCCGATACATCAATACCGAATATATCTATCTGTGCCCGCATATCAAGCTGATCAATATACCTTCCGAGCTTATCCGCCTCAAGCTCCGTGCCTATAAGCTCCGCCGCCCGTAGTATCGCTTCTCTCTTTGTCATATATCATTCTCCTTTTACAATTTGCCTGCAACCTTCCGCAGCAGCCAGTAAATATCCATATCCTTCGCCGCCTTCTTCTTCCATTTCTCCGGCTCGGTTATAACACCGATACCGGCGAGCAAAGAAACATATCCTTCTATCTCTTCCTCGATAGATCTGAGCTTTGAAGAATATGTACCTGCCTTGTTCGGAATGCCGATAAAGATAGCAGGATCTACCGTCACGGATGTACCTTTCTTCCTTACCTCAAAATGAGTGTGTTCCCCGAATGAATACCCCGTGTTCCCCATGATTCCGATCCTGTCGCCCTTCTTGACCTTCTGACCTTTCTTAACATACCGCTTCGCAAGATGGCACATAAATATACTGTACCCACCTGAATCGGTATCAAGACGAACGTAGTTGCCCCATTCCCAAGTTTTATTTGATTTACTTGTTACAATAGTGCTCGCCCCGATCACACCGTCACAAGGAGCAAAGACCGTCGGCGAGGAGATACCTACAAGGTCAATCCCCTTGTGATTATCACGCTTGCCGTTGAGTGTACGCCACCCGTAAGGAGACGTAACCTTAAATTCACCTTCAAAGCACGCATTCATTCCGAACTCCTCCTCTTTGTTCCGACCTTTGCCTTCTTCTCCGCTTCCTTCTCATCTTCCTTCTGCCATTCCCGCTCCTTGTATTTCTGCTTGTTCTCGTAGATCTTCCCGAGACATCCGCATTCAAACCCGAGTATACCGAGTACTCCATATACAAGAGCTTCCGGAACACCGCCCGTAGTTTCATAAAGCCGGATCATCTTAAGTACAAAAGCCACAAGTGTCACAGCAACGAATATAAGAGCAATATCCGACTTGCAGATCTTCTTATCCTTACTCTTCCTTGCCATTACCGTCACTCTCCTTGCTTCCGACCGCCGCCGCATCAACAAGTCCCTCTCCGACTATGTACGCTATAAGCACAGCTCCCGCCATTATAACAGACGTCGCCATAACAACAGTGTTGTCCGCACAACCTACCGCCGTCATAACAGATGTTGCAAAACCTACAACCGCCGCCCAGAACTTACGGCTGGTCAGCTTCTTCTTCCAGTCAATTTTCATATACATCTCTCCTTTACGAAAGAACATCCCACTTTGTGACTTCATCATGTATTTTGTCAATGAAGGAATTACCCTTCAAAGCCTTGTATGCCTCATAGAGCATAATAAAATTCTCCATCTCATACTGTCTGATCCTCTCATCCTCTCTGTGATGATAATAAATACGAAGCATCTCACTCCTGAGCTGACACTTCGTGCCCTCTTTAATCTTTTTGAGCGATGCCCAAACAGGAACAATAACTCCCGCAAGCACGCCAACCTCAGCGATAAATGCAACAATCGTCGATAATGTCATATCCTACCTCCTCAATAAATAATCTTAACATTTCCGACATAATCTACCGTTCTGTCACAGTATACGGTGATATAACAAGCATTTGCTTTTCCTGTACCGCCGTTGTCGGCAAGCCAAATAAATGCACATCCTCGTGCGGCAGCACATTCATTGGACGGTTCAAATACAGCCACAGACCCCAAAGGCACATCAAAGCCGCCTTCATAATCGTCATATACGTATCCGCCGTTGCCATCCTCTGCCCAAGATCCGCTGTTCATTACCAAATTTAATATGCCATGCTTGGCACCGTTAACAAGAACAGTTCCATCCTTCTTAACCGTAAAAACATTCTTCCTCGCCGATGCCGTACCGTTCCCGACTATAAATATCGCATCGCTGTCATCCGCATTGTATCGTCCTACAACAACCTGCCCCTGCTGCTTCGCATTAGTACCTTGACCTATAGCTGCAGACTGAGATCCTGATGCTGTGACATTTTCTCCGACTGCTAAAGAAGCTCTGGCTGTAGCCTTAGCGTTCTTACCCATAGCTATTGAGATATCACCACTCGCCTCAACATCAGCACCGCTTGTGAAAGCTGCATAACCCTTCGCATATGACCTTATACCCTGTGCATGGGAAAAGGTCCCTGAAGCTTCCGAGTCCTGACCTTCTACATGAGAGGACTGTCCCGAAGCAATTGTTCGATATCCTTCCGCATGAGCCTGTGCTGCACTCGCTATAGTACCATTACCTTCCGCATGAGAAGCAAAATAATTCGCCTGTGTACTGACACCTTCCGCATGAGAATGAGCTCCTTTTGCAGTTGTATTCAGCCCTTCCGCATGAGATTGTGATCCACTTGCTGTAGACCCCATACCTTCAGCATGAGCTCCTCCTCCTGATGCTGTAGTATTCTGTCCTTCAGAGTGAGCATTACCTACAGTAGCTTTAGTCTTATGACCTTCTGCATGGGATTCATTACCGATAGCCATATTTCCGCCACCCTCGGCATGAGCGCCATATGCTGCATAGTTGTTCACACCCTCAACGTGAGAATAAAAACCATCCGCAACATTGCCACCGCCCTCAGCCGAAGAATAAGCACCTAAAGCCATGTTGATTACTCCAACCGCAAATGCATTTTTGGTAATAAGCACAACACCGACATCGGGCTTATTATATACATGGAAGGTATAATCCGCAATGCCGCCGTCTGTGTCCTCATTTATAGCCGTAAATCCAAGACTATCCTCGGAATATGTAACAACATTGTTCACCACCGAAGCGATAGTTCCGCAATTGTTGTAGTGATTCTTGTTAACGATAGAGAATCCGTCTCCAACATCATAGGCAGGCGTAGCAAAAGACGTATCCGTATTATCTGCGGTCGATATCACAGGTACTACCTTTGTTTCGGAAAGATAAATCTTCTTATTAGTAAGGTCAATCGACTTGATATAGTAAGCCTTACACCCGACATGGTTATCACCATATGTCACGTTGCCGTACTTATCCTTGGAATATCCTCTTACATTCGCAACGCATCTATAATCCGGTTCCGGAAAAAGAGTAGCCTCGCCATTTCCATCTGCCAGGTACAAATCAACGGTAAAAAGACATCCACCGTCACTGTCAAACACAAAATCTCCGGTGGACATTTCTGATGTATCCACAGCTTTCGGCGCATTGTAACGCCGCCCGACTTCACAATCAAACGGTAAACCCAATGCCCTTACATGAATACCCGAACCGCCTTTCTCGCCTTTCTCGCCTTTTTCACCTCTGTCGCCCTTCTCGGCAATACAGAGCCACTTGTCGGTGTAAACCATAGGATTCTCACCTTTTGATCGCTCGGCAACAAGAACATAACTCGCCCCACCAAAAGCAACCTTGTTCCCACGAACATATTCCTTATAGGGATCAAACACTTCAAAAACATTTCTTGCATTTTCCGCCTTTGACACATCCTCATTGAGCTTTGCCAGATCCGTCATCGCTCCAACAAACATCGAATACTCCGGATCCCCGGCAACCTCATTGTCCGAAACAACAATTCCCGGCTCAACATTATAACGAAACCTCGCACTCGTCATCCTTGCATCCCCGGAATAAAAGTCGATAATTCCCACACAAAGCCCCGCAACAGCGGAAAGCCTCTCATCGGCAAAAGATAACTCCACAACAGCAGGGCAGAAGCACAGCACCGCCTGTACCGAAAGAGTAAGCGCAACCTTCATGCCGTCGCTTCTCTCTACTGCCACCGATACAGCGTCAACCCCGGTTATATCCGCACCCTTCCCGCTATCGTCAATCAGATGCATCCTCACGATCGGAGCCGTCTCACCGACTCTTATCCCGCGAAGCACCATGCCGTCATCCTTCTTGATCGGCAAAAGCCATTCAAATATTTTTTCCATAATAACCTCCGTAATATTAGGGGATAGGATTTAGGATATAGGATTTAGGGGATGATGATTCCTTCGGAATCTTCGATTTATTTAAAAAATACGGATTAAGTCGGAAGAACAAAATGATAGAATCAAGTAACATCTTTGATCATTTTTTCAATCAAATGAAAATTTGCGAAGCAAATTATCCTCCCCTATATCCTAAATCCTATCCCCTAAATCCTTTTCCACATCCAAACAAAACAGCGGCAGAAAGCACCGCCGCCTTCCACCGCCGTAATTCACTTTATATTGCTGACTCAAATACCGAGAGACTCGGTCTTCTTCTTGTATTCGTCCGAAAGCTCTCTCTGCATATCAGCAGCAGTCCTGTCCTGTTTTGCCGAATTGTCAAGAACTTCCTTGAACTTGCGCTTGATCATTACAGGCTCGCCACGCTTGATGATGCAGTTCTCACCGTTAACCGATACATATACATCATCACTGTACTTGCCGTTGTCACGGAAAAGCGTAACCTCCACAAGCTCTTCGCCGCGTGCAATAGCCGCCTTCACATCCTCGGATACAGCATCCGATACGGCAGGAATGCCTTTGCGTATGGATTCCGCTTCCTTCTTCGCATCCTCAATGATGCCGGCCGCAACTTCCTTTGCCGCCGCCAGGAGTTCTTCGATCTCCTTCTTCACAGCATCAACCTTTGCTTCCTTTTCGGATGCTTCAAGAGCCTCGTTCTTTACTTCCTTTGCCATAGTTTGTCACCTCGTCATTATCAGTTAGGCTCGTAAGAACCTGCCGCCGAGAAGCTGGATGCAGACTCAACTCTGACCATGTACTCCTCAACAAGTCTTTCCGCAGTCTTTGTAGCTTTCCAGCCCGCTGTCGCTCTCTGATCAAGAGGATCGGCGGTACCGGCAGAACCAAGCTGCTTGATGATGGTCTTAAGACCTCCGCCTTCGATCTCGGTAACACCGTAAGCATTCGCCCCAAGGAACAGCGTGCCGTATACACCGATACCGGAAGCACCTGCCTTGTCAAAGATCTTAGCTTCAGTTGTTTCAACGAATCTTACACCGTGGATCTTACCGATCTCACCCTCAAAGATGTTGGTCGAACCGGCATACTTGTTCGCTTCGATCCATTCCTCGTCACTCGTAAGATCGTAAGTAACGTCGGGATGAATGACCGCAACATAACAACCGCCTATCTTGGGAGCATTCATACGCTTGAGCTCTCTTGCCGCCATCTTTACAAGAGCACTTGTAAGCTTCATATCCGAACCGATAGCACTACGGGACGTCACACCGCCCGCATATATAACGTGAGTACCGCCGACCAGAACTTCACGGGTAATGGTATCAAGCGTAAGACCTGACTGATTACCGAGAAGCGTAACAGCCTCAACAAGATTGTTGTCAACAGCTGTAAGAAGAAGCATATCCGACAGCTGTACATAGTCACCGTACTGGGAAACGGTAGACTCAAGCGGTACAACCTCAAGACTTCTGCCGGATGGTGTCACACCTTCCTGGAGAGGTACCAACGCCTTGGGGAACGGCTTGTAACGCCTGAACTGAACGGTCTTGCCGCTACCCTTGGGAATAGGAACCTTCTGACCGAACTGATCATGCACCAGATTCGGCTGAGCATTGTCTATCAGAAGATCGCTGTAATATGTACGCATCTCCGCGGAAAGCCCCTCGGAGGTCGTAACATTTGTGTTGTCAAAAAGCCTAAGATATGGCTTGAATTTAAAGAGCTTCATATTATCATCCTTTCATAATTTACAGGACAATACGGCATCGTGTTCTATACTACAGAACAATCTTCTCTCCACGCCTTGCACGACGTGCGATCTCCGCTCTGTCCTCTTTAGTAAATTTGGATGGATCGCTCTTGACGATGGTCGCCGCACTGCTTCTGGCTCCCGCTTCGGAAGGTCTCATACCACGAGCTCTGATGTTATCGGTGACCTGCTTTCTGACAGCATCCGCCGTCACACGCATAGCACCGCTGACAATCTCATCATTGTGCACAACCTCAAAAGCCGTCTTAACATCAATACCGCTCTGCAAAAGTTTTAAGAATGTCGGATTCTGCGCCTCGGAATTCAAATCAAAACCCGGATAAAGCTCGGATAGCCTTTCCGCTTCGGCATTCCATCTCGTCATCCTCTCATTTGCGGCACGCTGTCTGTCAGCCGTTTCCTGTGCATTACGAAGAGCTTCGTTTTCCTTCTCAAGCTTCAGCTTGTACTTGTACTGCTCAACAGTCAAGCCCTCTGCATATGCTGCTTCCTCAAAGAACGAATCATCCTCACGTATCGCTTTGGTAAGAGCCGTGATATCATCGGACTTAACACCGTACTTTCCCGCAAGCAGACCGACAAGATCATTGGTATCAGTCTTGTATTTTTCAAGTGTACGCATATCGCGCGTACGCCTGTCAACAATACTTTTTACACGCTTGTTGAAAGCATCCTTGAACTCTCCTTTTATAAGAGCATCAAAGTCCTCATCACTACCTACCACAGCCTTTTCTTTGTTCGTATTGCGAACTTCGTTCCCGGCGACGGAACCGCCATTATCCCCGGAAGCTGTATCTTTTACCATACCCTGCGCATCGGTATCGGCATCCGCATTCTGCTTTCCGTAGATAACATTGCTGAGATCCTTTGCATTTCGCTCCGATCCCGCAACTTTGCTACTGCCATTTTCCGAGCCGGCGGCACTCGATGTTACGCCCGAACCCGCTCCGCCTTCATCAAAAAGCGAAAGCAAAGGTATGAACTTGTATCTATTCATACACAGTCCCTTTCAAAAGTTTATTTTACGAGGTCTTTCCCTCGAGTAAGTTCGCAGAGCGAACTTGTCAAGTTTTCTTCGAAAACTTGCGTATTGCTGCTCCGCAAAAACATTTTACTATAAATAAAGATTCAATGCGACATACGGTCTCAAGTTTCAACAACACATACATTGTCCGGATACGCATCCGCCAACATCATAAACGAACAAAGACAATACTCGAAAGCAAGCCCCGTTTTTATTCCTCCACGACAAGATATATGCCCGAACCCCGTCACAGGATCATACTCAACCAAAGGCTCAGAACCTATCGCATCAAGGTAATTTGCCAACGAAAAGAATTGCCCCGATAACGCCGCACAAACAATGTCATTACCCGGATTAAATCCCGCATGACCTTCCATCCGAAGATCAAACTTGCCCACAAACATCCCTCTCGAAAACTTATAAGAAATCTTCGTCATAGCTCTATCCCTTTTTCAACAATTTTGCATTTTGCACTTTACATTTTGCATTGCACGCAAAGCGCGCTCACACTTCAGTAGTCTTCGCCGTCATCTCCCGTGCCTTCTCCACATACCTGTTTTCCGGCACAGGATCAAGATTCACACCCTTTTCCGCCGACACAGGAGCCGAAGGCATCATCCCGGGCGTCGCATTCCCGACAAGAGCCTGCACCTGCTGCATCAACGCCATCCCGAACTCACCGCCGACAGAATTTGCAGCATTGACACACAGCTGAACCATCTGCATCATCTTATCCTGCAACGTCGCATTCTTTGACAGCGTGTCAACAAGCTTCTCCTTACCGTCAAAGGTCATCAGTTCCAACATCGGAAGCGTCATGTCAACCCTCGCAGGATCAAATACACCCAGATTCAAAAGGCTTACCGCAAGCTCATTCTGTGCATTCCTCTGATAAGAATTCTGCTTCTCGGCACTTATCTTAATGTCAAATACAGGCTCTCTCGAATACATCCGACCGTCAGCTCCCATGCTCTCGGAAAGACGTATATTCGAATTGTCATAGGAAATAAACTCCTCCTTGCCGCTTCCGGTTATTCTGAAGCTCCTTGTCTCATCATAGAATTGACGTATAAGCTCCAACACCATGTAGCAAATATTGCTGTAAGCCCTGTACGAACTCTTTACCATGTCACGGGATAGCTTTCCCGCCGCCTCCTGCAACGCCGCAATGCCGGAAGTGGTGGTGACGGAGCCTCCCATTCCCTGCGCATAAGACGTGTTACCGCTTGTCTCCTTCAGCTCGTCTATCTTATATTGCAATACCGAAAGAACAGCACCCGGAAGCGGCGCAACATCCAACTGACGCACGTGAGCCTCATCAAGACTTCCCTCAACCTCAATCATCTGATTGGTAAAATCAAGGAACACCTCCTTGTTTATCGCACTGTCCTTCTTCACAAGCCACCTGGGTGTCGCCGACATCATCGTGTTGTCAAGCATCGCACGATTGATCTTGTCAATGTACATCTGAGGATTCTTCGCAAGATCCACATACCCGAATCCGCAAGGGCTGTCCTCGTTGGGGAACAGCACATCAAACACAAAGGGATACATACCGTGATCATAGTACCCACGCTCCGCATAATTCGGATCATTCTCCGAAGCATACAGAACCGTCTCCCCGACAAACTTGCAATAATGCACAACCTCACGGCTTCCGACTACCTTCTTGTA